CCTTCTGCATTATGCATACTTCCGTCCTCTACTGAGGATGAACGTGGTAGGTTATTCTGTTACTAGGAAACCTACCGAAACCCTATCCGTTTATGCTGCTAGAGCATAACCTTGAGGTGCAAAATTATCGTTTGCAGTTAGTTTTTTTGGACTATTAGGCATCCATCCCACAGTTCTACTCTTACCTATCCCCATCAGTCGATCCTATTTCGCCCCCATCATAATTACTTGCGACCTAAATATTTTGGTACGTTTTGTTCCTTCTTAGCCATCCAGTTTTCAAACCAAACTCTAATAGATTTAAACATATTCACTCCAAGTAATTATGGTGGAGGCGGCCGGTACTGCCCCGGCGTCCTGTCTAGTATTCGGTTTGTATCAACAAACTGTATTATATTTATACCACACTGATGTTCAAATGTCAAGTGCTTTTTGAACCAACAGGTTTACAAACATACTCAACGGAATCCCAATCACCATCTGGTGGTATCTCCACATATTGAACCATAGCATATTCACATTTACTTTGAGTATCAAACCATTGAACATCCTGTTCGATACAAGTGCTTCCAGAACACACAGTCAATAAGATATGCCATATGAATTCCATTATGTACGAGTTCCTTGCTTACCAAAGGTAATATCACCTTCACCAGTTCCTAAAATACAAGCTTGATCACCTTGAGTAAATTCCAATAGTGTCCAACTTTTTGTTTTAGGATTCAGTGCAATAACAAACTTAGATGGTGATGTTGCTCCGTTAGGAAGTGCAGTTACACCATTTAGAATGATTGTTGGCACTTCTCCATACTTCTTCACCAACTCAATAATACCATCTGTGGTTGAACATTGAAGTGGTTTTGATGCCCAATATATTGGTGCATCTTCTTGGGCGAATGCACTAAGCGGTAGCAGTAACAGAACCCCCATTAGTAGTTTCTTCATTTTCTTTTTCCCATTGTGAGGTGAAGTCATCAATGGTTTCTACAAGAAGAGGCAAGTAATCATGCTTCTCTTTGATGAACTCTTGAACGGCTCCATCTTCCGTTACAACAAGAATCACAATCTGATTGATTTCGATTCCTGTCCGTTCTTCAAACATCTCTGCATATGCAGATGCTTGAATGTAATACTCAAGATTGTAATCGTCCTTACGTTCTGAACGAGATGTCTTGAAATCAATAATAGATGGAATACCGTTATATTCTGCAATACAGTCTACACGACCGGCAACACGATATTTCTCACTCCAAAGTCCACACTCTTGGGCATATATTTTATTTATACTGCTTTCCAGAGTTGGTTTTAGTTGTGAGAACAAACACCAAGGCAGAAAGTCTCTACCTTCTTGTGTTACTTCAATATTGTTAAGGAAATCTTCACACATATGGTGAACAGCAGTTCCACGAGATGCAGCAGTTCGCATAATGTGATTGGCAACATCATTACCTACACGATTACGCCACTCTTGCAGCCCTTTTTGTTTTGCTTTACGAACACCCAATACGGTTGTAATGGATGGATACAGTCCTGTAGGCGTTACATAGAAACGCTTACGGTTGACTGTTTTTGTAGATACCTCTGGGATATCTACTGGTACATGATTAAACATAATATAGTCCTCTTAGTTATTAAACTTTTTTACCACCACGGCGCCACACTTCTGCAGCTGGAACACGAATCATTCTTTTATTCGTTTCGTTCTTATTTGGGTTTGGAATGGTCAACATGACATTCTTACCCTTTAAAAATGCAGCGAGTTGGTTATTCACTCTATCACTACTTTGCATATAGTCTCTACGCAATGCCTTTATAGTTGCTCTTGCAACACATCTACGCTCACCTTTAGAGGTTTGTGTAGAACGCTGTTTTTTCTTACCCATTTTCTTGTTCTTTCTTAATCTTACTGATAAGGTATTCTTTCACCATACCAGAGCGAACAATGTCGCCCAATGTAAATTCAATATTTGAGAATGACTGCATACCTCTAAGAATACTCATAAAGTGTTTGATGCCTTCTTTCTCTGAATGTTTCTGCAAATCAGATTGGAAGAAGTCGCCACAGAACATAATCTTTGAATCCATACCAACACGAGTAATGATTGTATCAAGTTCGTGGAAGTTTAGATTTTGAGCCTCATCCACAATGATAATTGCATTGTCCAATGTGATACCACGCAAGAATGAAGTTGTAAGGAACATCAATGAACCTTGATTCTTCAGTCTGTCGTATAGAATGCTGAACGCCTGTTCATTAGGTTGTTCAAACATAAACTTTACCATGTTCTGATAAGGAACTTGGAACAAAGCTGTCTTATCTTCTTCATCGCCAGGCAAGAAACCAATCTCACGAGTTGGTACTGCACTACGAACAATATAAACACAATCGTATTTTGATTCGTTTCTCAATACCTCTTGTAGTGCAAGATACAGTGTAATAAAAGTTTTACCAGTACCAGCAGCACCATACAAGAAAAGGTTCTTTCCAGCCTTGTAATCAGCAAATGCTTTCTTTTGATTTTCTGTTACTGCACTAACAGAAACCATATTATCAATGCGAATATCTTTTGCCTTTGCCATTATTCTTTACTCCATTTTTTACGATGCTTTGCAACTACAGCATCAGTCTTTGCTTGTTTAATAGTTTTCTTACCATACCTATCTGCGAGTGGACTGTTGGGATGTGCCTCTGCGGCTTTGGCGAATACTTCATCTAAACCACCACCTGGCTTTACACCACCACTACCCAATCCACCAACAATTGCTGGTGCAGTAATAACTCTTTCTAAACTAGGATTATCTTCTTTGAACTTATCTAGTTCTTTCCAACTCATGTGATGAGTTTCAATTTCACCAGTGTTCACATCCCTAAAATCATAATTTGGCATATACTATTTTTCTTCCATAATACGTTTGCGATGTTCTTCCCACTTCTCTTCTTCATATGGAGTCAGTGGTTCTATAGAAGTAGCATCTCTTAGTCTATTTAGTACACCATAGTAAGAGCTAGTTAGTTCTTTCAAATCGTGTTTTAGTGCTTCGTTTTCTGCTGTCAAATTTGCAACCTTTGCCCTAAGTTCAGGCAGTTCGTAATCCCATTTGTTCATACCAATTTGGTGCTCCTCTTTTAGTCCATTTTGCCAAATGTTGCTTATACTTTATATAGTAGTTTCGATAAGCCATAACTGAACATTTATCTTTTACATCATCAGGCATTGCTGGAGTTGGTTGTGTAAATTCTCCCTCTGAAATATTCTTAGGGGGCAATGCAAGTGCCTCATGCAATTTACGGTAACTCTCATGTGGTACATCTTTATTGTAACGATACATAAACTCATCGTTTAGATGTGTCCATAATTTATAGAGATATTCATAGTTTTCTCTTGATTGTCGAACCCAAATACCACTAGGGTGATTTACATGAGATGCCTTGTATAGAACCTGTTCAAGATTAGAGTTCAGTTTCCATCGTTTAATCTTGCGTCCATTTGCAGTCTTACCATAATACTCTTCTCCATCCAATACACGATGTGCAGTAGACATAAGTTGAGCATACTCAATAATCATTTTACTTGCATGACTGTCAACGTGCATCTTTGCACACTCATCGACATAGTTACTCAAATAAAATATGTTCATTATGTTCTCTCTTGTGTTACATAATCATCTAAAGGTGTGTTTTTTCTTATTTCTTTTAGATTATGTAAAGCATCTTTGTTACCTTGTTTTGCGGCATGGTAAAGATATTTAATCGCAGATTTTATATTCTTCTGAACTTTATATTTACCTTTACTATGACTCATATGACCTAGAAGATATGCACACCCCACATGAAGTTGTGCTTGTTCATAACCTTCATCTGCAAGCTCTTGTAACATACGGAATCCAAGAGATGGAATTCCAACTTCTATTTCTTCAATTGCGTTATTGAAACATAATACACTCATTTCACTTCTCCCATCTATAAAATATATGATCTTCAATTTCGATAGTTTTAGTTTTCGTCTTTGCCCAGGCTGGTTCTACATAATCTGCATGATAATGTGTTGCACCATCTGTTACATCTAATAGTGTTATTGTACCATCAACTAGTCCAGATGTAAAGAGAAAAATATCATCAAATGTTTCCATATCATTAATACGATCTGATTTACCATCACAATACCAACTGAACTGACATCTGTGTTTAATAGGAATCATAACCGATTGATCCTTCCAACTTGGTCTTGATGGGCCTTCTTTGACAACCTCACAAACCGTATTAGGAAAACGTGGATCTGATACACGATTAAGTGTTACAGACATAACTGCCATCTGTCCAACTTTTGGTTGATTTCGTGCCTCGTGATATACATTCTCTGCAAGACAGTATGCCTCATCAGCCAGAAAGGAATTAACAGAACTGTCTGTTTCTCCTTGTACTGGTGATGTTGCAACTATTAACGAAAAAATCAGTTCATTCAACATTATTGTGTCAATACCTTCATGTTGTTTTCTGATTCGATGGTATCACTTTCTTTCTGTTCTGTAACAGAATTATCAAGTTCTTCCCATGCTTTGGTAGAGCGTATCTTCGACAAGAGCATTCTATCCTTACGCAGGCGATTCAAGATAATCTTGTTTGCCTCTTTATCAGAATACTCCAGCAAAACATAAGCACGATATTTGGGGCCATTAGAAACAATCTCTGTCTCTGACACCTTGTATCCAGCAACATCAACATCTGCAATGATGTTCTTTGTTGCCCGTTCTACTTCTGATAGAACTGAACTACCAATTTCCTCATTACCAATCTTTGCAACGAAAGATTTGGTCTGAGAACGAACACGACCATTGATTCGGTCGGCAAGTGTAGTCTTTGCATTCAATACTGCAAGATCAATAGACAACTGTAAATCTGCTGTTGCCGCTGTTCCTGTAGAATAGATTGCAGTTTCGCTCTCTGGCATCTTCTTGAACCAATCAGGCATAACCTCAATCTGTTCATTCACTACCTTAGATTTGTAGACATATGTACTCGTATCTACAATAGAGTTTGGTGGAACTGTCATTGCAGTCTCCACTACCTTATTGGAACTACAAGCACCAAGCATTGCAACAGCTCCAAGTAACATGACTTTTTTCATAATTAAACCCCTTCCAGTAAGTCTACTAAGTCATCACGAATGCCAGACTCTACAAATATATCAGAGAGTACTGACCCTATCTGTGGGTAATATGTTATCAAAACAACACCCAACACAATTCCAATTATAATTTTACCCATTAGTAACAGTCCGTTCCACCAGTTCTCCAATTTGAGTAGCACTTACCTGGCTCTTTGTATCCGTTAAATCCAATCGTAAATCCTCCGATTGAAATTGTATTTCCATTTGGTATATACTGTACCACAGGAGCCTGTGTTGTGTCAATAACTTTTTCAGTAATAACTGGAACACCCTCTTGTATTACACTTTCTTGCGGCAAAGATTCGACAACTTGCACACTTTCTTGCGGCTTAGTTGAACAGTTCATCTCTGTCTTTGCAGTTAGAACCTCTGGTGACACTTCTGAAATAATAGACTTCTTAGCATTTACTGTGGCGTTATCACAAGCATCGTTCTCAGTCATATCAGGCCCAAAGATGTAATCCCCCTCAGTAGAGTAGGTCTGTCCATTAATAGTAACATCCATAGACATTACACACTTACGAGTGTTTTCAACGTAAGGAAACACATCACGCTTGACGTTTTCTGTCTTTTCGATTTGGTGTGTCCAATTCGTTTGAACGTCCTTCACATAATCACATGGCGTATCGGCAACTGCATAGTTACAACTTGCAAGTCCTATTACACCAACTGTTCCAATAACAAATTTATTTACCATTTAACCAATCTCCTAACACCTCAACTGGGCATCTATCTTGATATTTGCACATTTGATATATTTGAGTGGAAGTTTCTATTGCACTACATCCACTCAATGTTATTATAACAAATACACTAAAAAGGAATTTCTCAATAACCTCACCGGCATAACTACCGAATGACCAACCAAACTTTTCGATGGCCTTCTCAATAATTACCTTTGGTGATTCCATTAACTCACCATCACTAGAATAGAAGTCATAAACAAAATCTTCTACATCCATCATCATACTTTTCACTGCACCCATTATATACTCCTCTGTTCAAAAAGGGTTTCCACTAAATTCTCTACCATTTCATCAATGACAGTATTTCCAGAAATTCCTGCCTTATCGACTGCATTCTGAAATTCACTAATAGTCATTGATTCTACCTCATCAAGAATAGACTCTTTGACTTGTTCATTCACTAGGTTACTCATACTGGTTCTCCATCAAGTGTTTTAAATCCCATTGGAGCGACTACATACTTTTCAGTGCCAACCAATATTTGATCACCGACTGAAGTAGACCTCAAACCGTATCCACTAGAGATATCACCCATGACTGTCACATCATCATTACCATCTTCTGGCATCTTCAATGACCAACTATCAAAAATGTTTTGTGTCCAACGATATGCATACTCAAGTTTCTCACTTAAAGTCATATCCTCTTTCACGTTTACAAACGCAACGGTTGATGGTGAACCCTCAAACGCTGTGTGAATAACTGCAACTTGTTCCATATTCTCTCTCCTTATATAGCCATCTTTTGTGCAATGTAACCAAAGAAGTGCATTACATCACCATTTTTAAAATCAATCTCAACCAATCTGTTTTCTGTCATCTCTTGAGTTTTGGGATGAAACGCCTTGATTTGTTCAATAACTGCTTCCAAGGGAATCATATTCATTCCATAAACAGGGCCATTGTATTCAAAGGTATGATCCAAATCCAAACCCTTTTCTTCAACCAAAGTATCGATCCACTTTTCAAACTTCATAACTAACCTCTTTCTCTATTGTCTTTATAATATATCATAGTTATCATAACAAGTCAAGCACTTTTATAATATTTTTTGTATATTTCTGCTATTTTATTTAGCTCTGGATGTTTATGTATCCACTGGCCAGTAGAAGGGTTGAATTCTGTCTTGAAGAAATTATCCATCTTTTCATTGCCTGTGGTTTCATTCACCTTTATTTCTTTACAAAGACTGTCAAAGTCTGCATCACTCATAATCGAATCATCTTCCATTTCGTATGCATATGCAGCGACTGATAATTTAATTCTATTTCTTATTTCTTGATTAATCATTAGAAACCTTTTTCACTTCTACTTTTCCATTGTGTATTTTCTGTAATCTTTCAAGTTCTGAAATTACATTTTCATCATCTAACCAATA